TGACTGGCCATTGGTCCCAGCCTTGGTGCCAGGTTCGGTGACAACAACGCTGTCTCCCCAACTGGCATCCGGAAACTTGCTTTCCTCTACATCCCAACTCTTGCCCACGTCAACGTCGTGCACCACTTGCATCCCTTTGTGAAGATGTGTGCTCACGTTGGCTGCGAACAATGCAAGGCTCCCGTCAGCAGTGGGAGCAATAGCAGCGGGGATGCTGGCATCGGCAAACGCATCGGCAACCTTTGCAACACCTAGTCTCGACGCGACTGCATACACGTCGGGACCGAAAAGGAAGTCAAGCGACTCGGGAATACTTACATCCCCTTCGTCCAATGCCTTCAGCATCCCAGCTTGGCGCAACTCTCGTCGCGCCCATCTCAAACCATCAGTGCCACCTGCTGCCAGGTAGGTGTTGTGTCCGGGTGGACCCTTTTCCAAATCGGGACGGTAGTGGCCACGGAATGCGGCGAGCTGAGCGTACATCGTGCTCACCTTTTCCAATGGCAGGTGTTCCGCTTTGGACATGTCAGGCAAACCAATCACAGTGTGATTGCTTGGTGCTTGCTCGGCCGACGTGCGAACGGCTTGCGGAACGTGTAGCTTTCGCATGTTTTTCAACGCAATCTCCTTAGCTTAGTTCGAAGCCGAATATTGCAATGCGACCACTGAACGTGACGTCGGCCGTTGCGCTAATGTCGGCATCGGGAACGCCGATGTTGAGGTAAAGATCACCAATGGCGTCAGCCAGGTTGTTGAAGTATGCGGACACGATTGCCGACGTTACAGTACCGGCACCAGCACCACCAGTCAGCGTGATGGTATTGACAACGGCATGATCGACTTCCGTGGAGGCAAGACTAGCATCCGACGTTGCTCCAGTTCCCATACCGAAACTGACGTCGCCGGTTGCGCTGATACCACCACCAACACTCTCGACGCTGATTTGCATGTAGGCAGTCGTCAACTGATAGTAGATTGGAGGCAACGTTAGCAACACCGGAGTTGCGAAGCCACCAGCTGCACCACCACTGTCAACAACGCTAACGACTTCGCTCGCAAAGGCGACTTCCCAAGCGAACGGAAGTGCGTGCTTGCTTGTAAACGTACCGACGGCACCTGCAACAGCTGGCGCCGATGCCTGATCGAATGCTGTTCCGCCCAGGGTACTCGCCGCGTTGAGCGTACTAGTGCCTGCGAATGTTCCGGCGTCAATTGCAGCTGTTGCCGCTTCCAAATTGTCGAAACGCGTCAGCCGCCTTTGCCGTTGTGCTCCTTGAGCCATTACGCTCCTCCCTTGATTGTTGTGCTCTCGGCGCAACGACACATCACAGTATCTTCGTCCGGTGCACTTGGGTCACCTGGGTAGGCTAGCAAGTTGCCAGCGCCACTCTCGTATAGTTCTTCGTGACCTACCGTCGTATCGTTCAAGTCATCGTGGCTATCCCGTTGCCTACCATCAATCGCAGTGTGCCAGGTGCGTTCAATTTCTTCCGCTGCGATTTGTCCCTGCTCCAAGCCTTGATCGTACACTTCGCGGTTTCCCTCGTGCACGGCAGGAAGGGTTTCCGTTCTAGCAATAGTCTCGGCCCTGAATTTTATCCACCTTTGCCGATAGCGCTCAGTCATCTTGCTGATTTGCTTATCAGCTAACGGTTTGTCATTCGCAATAGCACGCTTCACACTTCGATCAAACCGGCCATCGCGCAACTTGCGATTTAGCGCACGACCATCCAACTCCCGGAGTTGCTGTTCGTAATTGGCGACGTACTGTTCCTGGCGAGGTGTGAGGCCAATGCTATCCCGAAAGAGCCTTGCTGTTGCTCTTGGATTCAACCCTTCCTGCACGCCACGAGTCATAGCTTGGCGTATGCTGTCTTCCGTTTGCCGCATGAAACCATTGACCAATCGTAATCGGCGATTGGTCATTGCTTGCACTGCACGCGGATGGCCAGCACTGAAGTCAACTGCGATACCATGGTCAAGCAAGAACGCCTGTCCTTCCACTGCGCTGTCCACATAGGCAGCGTTCACTTCGTTGGCGAACGTACCTGCATGAGCACGAGCAGTGACGAACGCACGTTCGAACTGATTGGCTTCAATCAATGCTGCCAGTTCATCCAACGTTTGGGTGTCCTTGATACGAACGAGCATCTTGGTGAAGCTGTTCTGTATCCTTGTTTCCCACTTGCTAATCAACGCGCGGAGACGTGTATGCGGATCAACGATGTCGGCCTTGGCAAGTGCTGGTCCGTTGCTCCACATCGGCCATTCGGCAACAGGCACTTCCAGCAAAGTAGGCAACATCATCTCACCGCGCATTCGTAAACGGCACCAGCCGGATCTCGTTCCACGTGCACAATACGCAACGTCGTTCCTTCGGCTGTTACCTTGTCGTTGACTTTGGGCACAGTGCCAGTCGGCAACGTGCCGCCGAGAATAGCTACAACACGATCCCCACGCTCCACGAGTGTGCCATCCTCGGCGACAACGTGCCTCCCCTTGTGCACATCAACAAAGCCTTTCACCGTGTTACTGGTTTCCGTGCTGTTGGTTCCTGCAGTCAACGCTCCTGGCGTGCGAGTGCCTGGCACTACGCTGATCAACACAACGTCAAACACCTTACTACTCAAAGCAGTGGCGATACGCTTGTCAATGTTGGCGCCGAAGATGTTAGGCATTTTCGCCTCGCTTGAACTTGCACTTACTGCACATCTTTTCAATCACGTCTTTGTTGGGCTCGTCGCACCCACAAGTGGAAATCACTGTCTTACACTTGGGACAGACCATCTTGTAATGGACCGGCTTCATAATCCTCGGTTCGTTGTGTAGTCACCCAAAGCACTCTCGGCCGTGGTGTCGCTTACAAACGGGTTCCGCAAGTTGGCGCCACCACCAAGTAGATACATCCCAAGTAGCTCTTGCACCTGGGGAGGGAACCGTGGTCCCCCGTCGGTTGCACTGGTACCAAAGAACTCGATCTCGGCGCTACCTGCTTTCAGCTTCTTGGTGTTGTCGCCAGTGTTGTCCGTTGTTAGCAGTGTTGGATCGATGATAATGGCGAGAGCGAGTTGGCACTGTGCATCCAGTATGAACTGAGGCCAGTCGGTATTGGACGATGGAACAATGGGGTCACCTTCCTGGTCCTCCAGCCCAGTGCGAGGCCAGTCGGGAACAGTGGCGGCATCGTACTTTGTTCCCTGCCACTTCTGCCGCTGCAAGAGATCGAACGCACTTACCAACGCGCCATCCTGATTGCTCTCGGCTACCCACTCGGCACCTTCCAGCCTGTCGGCGAAGTATGCCGTGCAGTCGGTTGCGTTGATGTAACTATTCGTCCCCACTGCTAGCGCCATCTTCTTCAGCCTCCTCCATATCCTCGGGTTCTTCGGTAGGCTTCGGCTCGCGTAACGTTGCGTCAATAGCAATCGCCGCTTCGTCGCGCCGCTCCACACCAATCAGGTCACGCACTTCGTTCACTACGGGGTCAAGCGGATCGAGCGGCGCACCTGCATTGGACAAGTCCAGCAGCGTTTGCGTTATCTGCTCAATGTCGCGGAACTGTACTGGCTCCGGCGCCAGTTCGGGCAGCAGTTCTTCATTCCACCCGTTCATGCGCCACAACGGAAGCAAGAAATCGTGTTCGTACTGCTGAGCCATTTCTTCCAGTGTGCTGTTTACCGTTAGGAAGAAGTTGTTTGTCTTGTCCCTCGAGAGGGCGAAGCTACCTTGCTTCGCTTCACCTAGGAGCAGGTGCTCAACACCAAGGATGCGAGCTATACCATGCGTCTTCCTGGTGATGGCAGCAGCCAGGTCAGGCAACGCACTGCTATCACCCTTCAGTAGTTCAATGTTCCACATCGGGTTGCGTGTTGGGTTGGCCTTCTCGTCGGCCGTGGTATATACGGCACTATCAAACACGAAGCCCGACTTGGCGCTGCGATAGTGGTTTTCAATAAAGACCTCGACAGTTTTGATCATGGCGTCGGCTTTTTCTTGCGTCACAACGCCTTCGGTGACTAGACGTTGCAGTGCAACGATTGGAGCACGTGCGATTGGGATACCACGCAAGTCAGTCTCGAACCCAACGCCTTCCAACTTCTCGTATGCCTTGAGCATGTTGGCGTGTGGTGCAATGTGACGGAACAGACCAATGCCTTCCGGGCTGTCGCTGATGCTTTGGTCCACCATGTAGATAACCTTCTCGCGTGGCAAGAACCGATTGGTCCCGTCCTGCGGAGCACGCTGCACAATCATGGTGACGTTGCCTTCGTCATCGGTGTCCCATTGCGAGATGGTTGCTTGTGGTCTTGGGCTGATGTTCTTGTATGCGATAACACCATCCGGTCGTTGCTTGGCTGTCCATTCCTGCACGTCAAAGCCGTAGAGTTTATACATCGCACTGCGACGTACCACGCTGGTCCAACTACGAGTCATGTCGTGCATAATGTTTTCCGTCAGCTCGGCAAGCCTTACCGCTTCGCCATCCTTCTCGTCAACTGGCTGCACCTTCCACGTTGCGGCGCCGACAAGATTTAGGAAGTACCGAACACCTGCTGCAACGATATCCACGTTGAGCAGTATGTCGGCAAACGTCTCGTAACGCTTTTCGCCTACCAGCGACGGTTCCTTTTCAATGCTCTGTACGTAGCCACCATAGATGGCGGTTCCACTGGCACCTGCACTCTTGTTCGGCGATGCCTTGGGGACCCTACCGAAGATTCCGCGTATGCTAGCCAACTGCCACCAACCTTGGAGCTCCTATTTCAACCGTGCGACGCTTCTTGCGTAGGCGATAGCGCATCTCGTCACCAATGTGGTCCTCGGCTGCACTATTCACATCGTCCAAGATTTTGTCGTCGCGCGGAAGTACTGGTACCGTGCGAACAGTCTGATCGCAACGTTCAAAGAAGAAAATGCCTGGCTCTTCGCGCATGGGGTTCTTCCCATGCTTGAGATACTTGCGCACCTGTTGCCAACCCTGGATACGACTTCCCGGTCCCTTATCGGCGCGCGTCCACACGACTCCGTGTTTCGCCATGTCATCAGCAACACTCTTGCCGCCACTGCTATCCGTGTTGTAGATTTGCGTGTCGGCTGGTCCTGGCTGCACACGACCACGAATGCCCCAACGTTCTTCCCTGTCAACAATGCCTTGCGCTATCTCGGTAGCTAGCAGGTTCAGTCCTTCGTTCGGTAGCACTTCACCCTTGCTATCGAATCGCACGCCATACCACTCGGCAATGCGAAACACGTCGCCACGCTTGGTTCCGTATTCCTTGCCACCATGCAGCAGTGGTTCGCCGTTACTTTCCACCCACCAGCCGACACTGAATGGTGCGGACTGGCCATGGTCGTAGCTGCGATCCATATACCAACCCGTTGGAATGTTGTCGAACGGAATGTTGGGTATGATGTGCACGTTGTCGTCCCACACATCGTCGAACATTCCGCCGGCGACAATGTTCCAATCGCCATGCAACCAAGCTTTCAGTTCCTGTGGATTGCGCGCTGCTTCGCGAATGCGAGCGATGTACTGTGGGTCGGCATGTAGAAGAATGCGGTTTTCTGCGAGCCTACCATGCACAGCAACGCGATCCGGTTGCTTGGAACCATCCGGGTTGGTAGCACCATGGATGATATTCCCAATCACATGATTGCCGCCGATGGGCAACTTCCATCGCGCCTTCACCCAGTTATGACCAACGCCATACGGGTTCGCAGTGCTACGGACCTTGATCGGGATCCCAGGCACAGGACTTCTGCTACAGCTGAACATGCTGCGATACGGTTTGTCGCTTGGCCAGTTGGTAAGTTCTTCCCAACCAATCCAAGGATATGCGTGACCATGATAGTGATTGTAGTCGACGTCACGTTCGAAGTGGCGAAACTTCAACGACTCGCCCTCTGGGAACTTCCATGTGTGGCTGCTGCTGTTGTACTGTGCTTGTGGAAACACGCGCGGAAACCACTTCAACGCCTTGCCAATCAAATCCTCCAGTTCCTTATAGGTACGGCGAAACAGGATGCCTCGCCATTCCTCTTTGAAACCTTGGTTGACGTGTTGCAAGTAGTCGATTAGAATGGCGTCCGTTTTACCGGGACCACGGTTGCCTTCGTACAGTGCTTCGGTGACTGGACACGCTAGCCACGCGACTTGACTGCCAGGTTGCGGCGCCCACGCTGCTGTCTCTTCCAGCTTGCCACGTACCAACGTAGGAACGAGGCCAGCCTTTGTTTCGTCCCACCTTACAGCAGCCTCACCCATCGGGTGCTCCTAGCGTTCGAACGGCTTGTGGATAATGTGGAAATCGTAGACGCCTGCCGTTCGGCTACCGAATGCCCAGGTTAGACGGAACTGGTTGTATAGGATGCGAGATGCCGATGGGGAAAGTTGGTTGAGGAACAGCATGTGATACAAGTCGTTGCCGCTTGGTGTGGCAATGGGAAACGCTTCCACTGCTCCGGCTGTACTGTCGGCTGTAACATGATCGTCAGCTGCGAGCCAACTTGCCGCAACACCTTCGGTCCATACCGTGTTGACTTGCGGCTGCAATCCCGTACCTGCCGCTCCGCCACTGATTGCCGTTACCTGCCGCGCGTTGATTGCAACGAAATCGCCGACAATGTTCAGCGGCTCGGTGTCCCAATCCTGCGTCATGTCAACTGCCAGAAACTCAGCAACCCACAACTGTCGGTCCCTATACTGGCGCGTCGCCGCTATCGTTGCCACTATCGTCACCTTCCTTTGGCGCATCATCGCGGAACTGCTGTTCCCACTCTTCGCCTGTCTTTGCTACACCTGGCACCACTAGCACTCCACCAGTGATGTTCACATCGGCCTGAATCTTTTCCTTGTATGCTGGTATGTGCCGCTTCAACATGGACTGCAGAATGTTGTCGCTCTTTTTGAGGACGTGGCCGACGACCTTGCCTTGGAAGTACACTGGCTCTTTCCATCCCTCGACAGCGCGACCATATGCTTCCTTCTCCAGCAGGTCTTGGAACCTAGCGTATGCGGCGCGCACTGCTGCGTCAAATTCCTCGTCCTCTTTGCGATGTGCGTGGATGGTGCTGTGGGTGAAACCCAGGTTGTGAGCCGATTCGGAAATGCGACCAGTCGCTTCATACATTCGCAGAAACGCCTTCTTCATGTTGGCGTCAAAACGAAGTTGCCCACCCGACTTCCTTGGTTCCATAACTTGCCCTCCGTTGTCGGTATACAACACAGACGTAGAACCTTGCAAGTGCAACACACCAAAGTCTGCTCGCGCGCGTGAAACTGACACCGACGTTGGAGCGGTCCATCTTGAGCCCAGGTGCATGAAGTCGCATCGGTAC